CAAGATGTAAGGCGGCACTTTGTCTGTCTTCTTACAAAACGAATAGTAGTTAAGGCCAGACACAGGGACATTAGAGTAACGGCAAACAAAGTCTTCTGCTGCCCTTAAAGTTGCGCCTGTACGGACTTCAAACTTTTCATTGTTGTTTAAGTAATGAAAGGCATCAATGTTGTCATCCATTACCCAATGGCGAGAGAAGCCGTTTTGTTTGCTGTGGTCGATGCAGAAGTTACGAGCAGGGCCAGGCCCCGTACTCTTGCCAAACCCATGCTCATCACACAATTCATAATCTTCCTTGTATGACGTTGGCAAAACAATCAACTCACCAAAGCATCTACCAGCTTTGTAAAGTTTTAGCTCTTGTTCTTCAACAACAACATAGTGAGGCACTCCCATCTCATGCAGCGCCCTTGTTGTAAGTCCGTTGTCAGCACGACCCTTAGACACAATGTAGACAGGAAAATTAGGATTCATGTTTGTAAACCTTCTTTTCCAATCCCCAATGAGACTTAAATGGATGCCAAATGCTCTTGGTCTTTAGCGTCATCTTTTGACCAATCAACTGCTGAAACTCGTTGAAGTCTTCCTCTGTTTCAAAACGAACGATGACTTCTTTAAACGGCTCTTTCTTTTGCTGAACAAACTCAGGCATCCCAACCCATTCTGGATATTCATCAAAAAGGTCGTTCATACAACCCCCTTACGCAACTCTGCCATCCTTGCAAGGACTTCTAATGATGGAGGCACAGCCCGTTTTCTGTCTTCCTCAATCTTGCGTAGCGCAGCGTCTTGGTTTGGTGGTGGTGGCGTTGTAACGTGGGCCACATCATATTTGTTGGCAAAGGCTTGCTTAGGCGCAGACTGACTGCGTACCCAATTGCGCCATGTTGCTTGCCAATCTAGTTTCACGCCACCAGCACCAGCTTTGGAAATCCAAAAGTCCCTAAAGCTGTCAGCCACAGTTTTTATGGGTAGGTCAGGGCGTTCTGTTTCTGCCCACGCTTTCCATTCATCTGGCAAAGACCAATCGGTAGGCAGGCGGGAACCGCGCTGCGTCTTTACCTTGTGTTTTGTGTCTTGTGTTATGTGTTCTGTGTTATGTGTAGCATTGCTTTCGGATTGCGTTTGCAATGCGTTCGCATCCTTAGCCTTATTCCATCTGGCTTTGGCACTAGCACTTGCCTTCTCAGACTTCTCGCCTGTCTTGGCAATTTCCTTGTTTGCACGATGGTGAACCCATCCATCATCTGTGCGCTCGAAATACTCTTGCAATACGAGCGTAATGCAATCGCTATGCGAACGCATACGAATCTGCCTTGCAGTCTCAGTTAAATCAAGTGGAATGGGGGTTTCGTGAAGGTAGTACCAATCAAGCAATCGCCGATAGGTCAAATCTTCCATTTCGGAAAGGTGTTCCGTGTGACTTTTATAGTCACCAATGTTGAACTGGTAGTAGTGCATTACTCTCGCCTTTTAAGGCTCCCTAGTGAAAGAAACGGCGGCAGGAGAGGGAGTAACTCTTTTCGGTCTGCTCATGACTTCAGACCTAGCCGTGTTTCAAAACATTATAACTCTTTAACGAAGATTCCGTCTTTATTGAGAAAACCTTTGCGATTTTTGATCTCGTTGTAAGCGCCTTCAAAGCACGTTACAAGGTCAAGGTCAGCACAGGCACAGCCCATCACCAAGGTTACAAGAATGTCACCATAGGCGTCAGCAATAGCAGCTCTGTCGTTGTTACGGATTGCGTCAATCAGCTCATCAAGCTCCTCTTGGGTCTTGATTGCTTGGGCAGCAGGCGTACTGTTTTGCACAATACCGCGCTTCTCGCCCCATTGCACAACCTTCATCTCAATCTCTGAATAACTCATCAGAAACAGCTCGTAGTGCAGGATTGACCGTTACCCATGCAAGTGGTCGTGCAGGTTACAGACTTTCCGTTGATGAAATAGCTGTGTGTTGAAATCTGTGCGCTGGCGCTCATAGCCAACGTAGCCAAGATGATTGCGATTGCTTTTTTCATGTTTACTCCTTCGTTGATAAATCTTTACTTAGTGGTATTGCTGAACCGCGCTTTCTGTTGCATGAACTACATACTGGCACAACATCTAAAGGCTTGTTGTAGTCCCTATGGTCATAAACAAAAGCTGGTTTATTGCAATCAACACAAACACATTCTTTGGCAGGCTTTAACCTACCTGCTTTTATTTCTTTTTTAACGGCATAAATTGCTTTGTTCTGACCGTTGTCAACGCCTGCGCGAGCAACACAAGTCCAACAAACTCTTGCGCTTGATTCTCTGCCAGTAATTTCACCACCACAATGCTTGCAAGGAGGCGTCATTTTTGCTCCTTAAACCATTTTGGCTTTAACAATTTAAGTTGCCAGATTCTTGCTTTTGGCACTTCTTTCCAGGCGGCTACCGCTGGCTGGCTAATTCCAAGCAGTTTGGCAAGCTCACCCTGAGAGCCTGCTAGTTTGATAAGCTGTTCTTTGTTCATGCTTGCATCATACATAACTTTGGTTAAGTTGCAACATAACAACAATTAAAAATATTTTTTATAAAATGTTGGCATTGTTCATAAATTGGCTTATGATTCACACATCCCGCAGCGCAACGCATACGGTACTTTAGGAAACAACATGAAACTTAATGACACCACCCGCAAATATCCCCGCACCATGCAAGAGGCTTACCCAAACACTGTTGAGGCTATTGAAGCTCGCCAGCGTTGGGAGTGGCTTGAAGGCCATGTAGACAACTTTGCTAACCAAGCTGAGTTCTGGGTTTATATCGCTTGCGCCTTTGCCGCTGGCTTCGTCACACACACACTTTGGGGTTAAACATGAAAAACATTGCTACCGCTTTGGTAAAGGCCCAAAAAGCCTTTGGGCCTGCTTTAAAGACCGCTACAAACCCACATTTCCGTTCACGCTACGCTGACCTGTCTGCTTGCGTTGAGGCTGTTATGGATGGTTTAAACAACAATGGAATTGCTCTTGTCCAACAGTTGCACGAAGCTGAACACGGGGTGACTGTGGAAACTGTGTTTATCCATGAGTCAGGCGAGATGCTCAACTGCGGCAAGTTGTTTGTTCCTGCCACCAAGCAAGACGCACAGGGCTTTGGCTCTGCGCTTACATATGCTCGGCGCTACTCATTGATGGCAGCTTGCGGAATTGCTCCAGAAGATGACGATGGCAATGCAGCCAGCCGTAAACCAACAATTGACGCAAACCAAATGGCTGACCACATCACAGCGATTCAAGACGCTACTGACGAAACATCGTTAAAAGCCGCCTATCAAGCAGCTTACAAAGCCTGTGGCACAGACGCTAATTGGCAGAAAAAAATTATTGCGGCTAAAGATGCAAAGAAAGCGAGTTTGAAATGAAACATTATGAAATATCAATCTATCTACGTGACACAGAAGAAAGAAACAACAGCATGAAAGTCTTTGAGCAATCTATTGATTTTGACTACATGATGCAATTCAATCCAGCAATGATGCAAAAAATTGTGGCAGTAATTAACAATCTTCAAATTCCAAGTGGTCACAATACATTAGGAAAAACAAATGATTGAACAAGGCTCACCAGAATGGTTTGCACAGCGCCTTGGCAAAGTTACTGCCTCACGGGTAGCTGACGTTATTGCCAAGACCAAAACAGGTTACAGCACCAGCCGTGATAACTACATGGCTCAGTTGGTTTGCGAACGCATGACCAACACTGTGGCTGAATCTTATTCAAACTCGGCTATGCAATGGGGTACTGAAACTGAACCATTGGCTAGGGCGGCGTATGAGGCCCATGCTGACGTTTTAGTGGATGAAGTTGCCATGATTAACCATCCATCAATTGAAGCCGCTGGCGCTTCTCCTGACGGTTTGGTGGGTGATGATGGTCAGCTAGAAATCAAATGCCCCAACACAGCAACTCACATTGACACGCTGTTGAGCCAGACTGTGCCAGGCAAATACAACACCCAAATGCAATGGCAAATGGCTTGCACTGGTCGCCAATGGTGTGACTTTGTTAGCTTTGACCCACGCATGAGTGACGGACTTCAATTGTTTGTCAAGCGCGTACAACGTGACGCTGCTTACATTGCAATGCTTGAAGAAGAAGTCAAAAAGTTCTTGGTTGAACTGGATGGCAAGATTATGAAACTTAACGAAATGAAAGAAAACAATGGCAGTAATTTATGAAGTGACAGTCCGAGCTGGTACATACCAAAAAGACGGACAAGAGAAAACCCGTTACCAACGCATTGGTAGCGTCATTGAAACT